CAGAAACAAGTTGGTATGGCGATTCATATTATGACGATTTACTAGCACAAGTGATTGATTTTGATAAAGAAAACGATTTGTGGGTTGAAATGGAATTGGCGTTTAAACCCAAAAAGGCGGATTTTAAACGATTATTTGGGGTTGATATTACGTTACTTTTTCCGTATTTAGATAATTTTTACAATGAAAATCGAGGAAAACGTAAATATTTTCATGTGGATCAAGAAACTAAAGAAATGTTAGATGAAAACGATAATGTAACGCATTTGGTCGATTTTATGATGTCTTCAGATTCGCTTCCCGCCGATTTAACTAAATTAAATTCATGGGGAATAGTTAAACGTCCATATGGGGACACAATAGTGTTAATTGACTTTGGATTTACTTCTGAAGTATATAAATCATATTATAGTTAAAAAAAAAATTGAATGACAAAAAAGATTTCATACGCAACAAGAGATTTTGCAGGATTAAGACAAGAACTCGTAAATCTTACTAAAGAATATTATCCGGATTTAGTACAGAACTCCAATGATGCTTCCATTTTTTCGGTTCTATTAGATTTAAATGCTGCGGTTACAGATAATTTACATTATCACATTGATAGAGTTTGGCAGGAAACTATGTTAGATTTTGCTAAACAAAGACAGTCATTATTTCATATTGCAAAAACATATGGATTAAGAATACCAGGATTAAGACCGTCAGTAGCGTTATGCGATTTTTCTATAAACGTACCCGTAAGAGGAGATAAAGATGATATGCGTTATGAGGGTATTCTAAAGGCGGGCGCACAGATTTCAGGAGGTGGACAAACTTTTGAAACTATGGACGATATAGATTTTTCAAATCCGTTTAACGCTAAAGGTGAGCCGAATAGATTAAAAATACCCAATTTTGATGTTAATAATAAGTTAATTTCTTATACTATTACTAAAAGGGAAGCCGTTGTAAATGGTGTAACAAGAATATATAGAAGATCGATTAGCGAACTCGATCAAAAACCATTCTTAAAAATTTATTTACCCGAACAAAACGTATTAGGTGTAACATCAATTATACATAAAGACGGGGCATCATACGGAGCAAATCCGACTTCAACAGAATTTACATCTTCTACAAATAAATGGTATGAGGTAAAATCCTTAATCCAAGATAAAATTTTTATTCCAGATCCAACAAAAATTTCAGATAAGGATAATTTTAAGCCTGGGACTTATATTAATGTGACCAATAAATTTATTACTGAATATACCCCTGAAAATTACTTTTTAATCACATTTGGGTCGGGCACAGTCAATTCTTTGGATAACTTAGACAATTATATGACCAGCAAATTAAAAGTGAACCTAGCGTCTTATTTGAACAATATGTCATTAGGATCAGTTCCAAAAGCAAACACCACTATTTTTGTAAAATATAGAATAGGTGGCGGAAAGTCGTCGAATTTAGGGGTAAATGTAATTAATAACATTGATAACGTTGAATTTAATGTGCTTGGGCCTATATCAAATATTAATTCACAAGTTGTTAATTCATTAAGAGTAATTAATATTACTCCTGCAGTAGGTGGATCCGATCAACCAAGTATCGAAGATTTAAGGGCAATGATTGGATACAATTTTGCGGCACAAAATAGGGCTGTTACATTAAATGACTATAAATCTATAATTGAAAATATGCCATCAATATTCGGTGCCCCTGCTAAGGTAAATGTAATGGAAGAGGACAATAAGGTTAAAGTTAAATTGATTTCTTACGATGAAAATGGAAATTTAACCAGTGTAGTATCTAATATCCTTAAAGATAATATTATAGAATACTTGTCAGAATATCGTATGATAAATGATTATTTGGACATTGCAAGTGGTGAAGTAATCGATTTATCATTTGAAATTGATATTATCACAGATAGAAATGAAAATGACACTGAAATTGTTAGAACAACAATTGAAAAAGTAATTGATTTGATGTCGATTGATAAGAGAAAGATGGGCGATCCATTATTTATTGGTGACATTTATCGAGAAATTGGTAATATTACAGGTGTTATGAATGTTGTAGATGTTAGAACTTTCAATAAAACAGGTGGTGAATATTCAACCAATGAAGTAGCACAAGCGTATAGTGATGAAGTCACAAAACAAATTTTAGATCAAGATAAAGTAATCTATATGAAATCCAATCAGATATATCAAGTTAGGTTTCCTAACAAAGATATCAAAGTAAGAGTAAAAACTTTAACTTCGACTTCATTTTAAATTATTTTTTGCATATTTTTATTTGAAAAATAGGTTACATTCTATTTATATAATAAGATGCAAAAACATAGAATTTCAACAAATATAGGTAAAGATCAATTTATTAAAGTCGAATTAAAACAAGAATTTGACCTTCTTCAGATATTATCCTTAAAATTTACACAGAAAGAGGCGTACACTTCTTATTGTAGTGACTATGGCGTGGTATGTGGTAGAATAAGTGTAAATAACGGACTTGGCGTCCCAAACGCTAGAGTTTCAATTTTTATTCCAATAAGTGATGAAGATATTGACGATCCGGTTATATCTTCATTATATCCATATAAATCTGTTACAGACCGTAACGAAAATAATTATCGATACAATTTATTACCATCAAGAAAACAACATGGGGGTCATGAACCAACCGGATCTTTTCCAGATCAATCAGAAATTCTTACAAGAGAAGAAGTTTTAGAAGTTTATGAAAAATATTATAAATATACCGTTAAAACAAACGATTCTGGCGATTTTATGATTTGGGGTGTTCCATTAGGATCACAAACACTTCATGTCGATGTTGATTTATCAGATATAGGTAGTTTTTCACTAAGACCATATGATTTTATTAGATTAGGGATTGGCGAAGATAGATTCAAAAATTCATATTCGTTTGCATCTTCCGAAGACATAGATTCGTTACCTCAAATAGTTTCATTTGATAAAACAATTGAAGTTTTTCCATTGTGGGGAAATGAAAGCGTTTGTGAAATTGGGATAACAAGAACCGATTTTGACTTATCTAGCATAGGGGTTAAAATTGAGCCTAAGGCGTATCTAATTGGTGGTACATATACTGATAGTGGAAAAAACGCCATTAGTAAAAATTGTACGCCAAAGGCTAAAATGGGTAGAAAATGTGATCTACAAACAAAGACAGGTAAAATTGAATCAATTAGATTTTCGCATTTAAAAGATAGTACTAATCGGCCAATTCTTGAACAATATAATATGGATGGAAATATACCTGAAGACGGTGGATTTTTCATACCTATTCCTATGAATACGGAATTTATTTATACAAATGAATTTGGTGAAATAGAAATCACTAATGACCCTAATAAAGGCGTTGCTACGGCAGCTTGTTATAGATTTAAATTTTCTCTTGATGATAGTGGCAATGAAAGATCAAGAAAAACTGCGTCATATTTAGTTCCAAATATTAGGGAATATCAAACAAACGATATTGAAAAGGAAAAATCATATGCATTCTCAACAAATCTTGACGATTATCCTGTTCTTTCAGTATCAAACGATCCTGACAATGGAATTTTATATAATGTTGGAAATCAATATTATCCTAGAGACTATTTCTTCAGGATGACATATAATAAAGTTTATACTGTTTCATCGTTTCAAAACATTTATTATAATGGTAAAAATTTTAAAAATGATAAATTTATTGGAATAAAAGAAATTGTTCCATCTGAAGAAGAAGATTGTTCATCAAGTGCCGTAACACCACCAGTAAATTTTGCTGTTAAAAATTCAACATTCAGTTTGTTAATCACCGAGATTTTATTGTTCATAGAACAATTAAATAATTTAGTAGTATTAACGTTTTTTAATGTACTAGCGGATATTTTTCATAAATTTGCAGATGTTCTTCGTGGTATTTGGGTAATTAAAAGATTGGGTGATATTGTTAAAGGATATGCTTATTCATTTCAAGAATCAACTCAAAGACAACTATATTTAATAAATTATCCCGAATGTGAGGAATGTAGTAGTGATGATTATGGACAACAAGGGGCACAAGGTGGAGAAATTGTATTTTGTGAAGTAGGAACAATTGAAATTATTGGTAGCGATAATTTGGATGATAGACTTTTAATTGCTGATAAATTAACAACATTAGAATTAATTGATAAATGTTCATCTGCGTCACAAATAGATAGCATAACAGACTTCATCGATAGACAATCGATGTATTATATGATCCATAATTCAAATATTATAGATTTAGATGACTATCCATTTACATATGATTCTGAGTCAAATACTTATATTTACAATGATATAAATTCTTATTTCACAACACAAGGTGAAATTAATTCTGTAAAAATTGTATCTAAAGAACCTTCTTTTCATCCAGATGATCCTGAGTATATAGGTGAAGATGGATGTGAAATATATGACAAACCATATGATAAAAGTATTGTTGAAGTTTATTATGTTAATCCAAATAGAACCGAAATTCAACCTCAAAATTATGTTGATGGAATGGATTTAGAAGGTGCAAAATTATCTGATAGAAACAAATATCAATTAATAATAAATTATAAAAATACTAACTATACCCCTATTACTAAATCAGGTTTTTGTGAATTTCAAAATGGCATTTTTAGTATTATTCCTGGTACATTAAGTATTGGAAGATTATATAATATTTTAAAAGAATATAGACGTAGAAAACGTGTTGGCGTATTGTTTTGTGGCGGTATTGTTAATTATTCATTTATAGATAATTGGTTATCAGGATCACTTTATTTCTTTCAATTTAAAGGTAAAAAATTAAAATTTTGTCCTGACGTTATAAGATACTCGACTGATCAAGATGAATATTACTATCGTTCTGGATTTTATTTTAATGAAGCAACGTGGGGAACAAATAGATGGAAAGGTGATAATCATAACAATAAATTAATTGGAAGGCCAACAACTATGGTTGATTTAGGCCCAAGAGATGAATTTATTAAAGAAATTTGTGTCGATCCAAATTTAGATCCAAATTGCTCAGTTGCTCGTTCAATCGGGCCAACATCGTACCAAAATTTTGGCGAAATTATGGGAATGGCAATTAATTACAGAATGGATGTTAGTAATAGTACTTTCAGTATAAATAATTTTTTTGACAACAATGGATTTGGTTTTACAAACAGGATTTTCGATGGTGATATTCTTCAGTTGATTTCAATAAATAATGAAACAGGGATTGAAGAATTTGATTTACAAAGCCCAAGATATTTGGGATATCAATATGATAAACTAGATCCTGAATTAAATAAAACCATATTCCAAAATGGAACAGGTGTTTATGGGCCTCTACCAATTACATTTTATCTAGATGAAAATGGAGAATCCACCAGATTATGTATAAATCAACCTAAACATATCGATTATCATGGGAATATAGTCCAAGGTAGATTAACGGAATCATCGCAAAAAGTTCCGTTCTTTTTGTGGGATAAAAAGGGAACAGGATTCGGTCCTTATCAAGATAATAAAAATATGGCCGCTTTGGATGATCAATCATGGGATTATACGTCCGTTCAAGTACAGCCATTACAAGGTATGACATACGGATATCTACTTAATGGGTCGAATGATGATTCAAAAGACAAGTACTTATTATTACCAATTACATACACTAATAATGGAAAATTAGGATTAAACTCAAATGTCACAGATAATGTTGATTTTGATGCAGTTATCGATGGAAGTTCTAGTCTAACAGGTTATACTATATATAATTCCGCATATCCGGGGTTTACCGTTTTATCGGTAACAAAAGGAACGGTTGATAACCCTGAAGAGGGTATTTTATATACAAGATATGGATCAGGAGGCACATGGAATTCACAACCATGGAATAAATTAATAGATTTTTTCATAAGAAAAACTAAAGACTATTATAATGGTAATAAACAAATCTTATCCACGCCATTTATGTTTTATTTTGGATTGAGACCCGGAAATACTGGCGTAGATAAATTAATAAAATATTTTGGGCCTAAAGGAGCTTTTCCACCTGCAGAATAATGAATAAAAAAGTATTTGAGGAAGATTTAATCGTTCCATTAAAATTGGATGACA